TTGGAATTGGGAAACAGGGTCGTTCCTTTCTGGTGCAGATGTCTTCACAGGCTTTGCCCTTGTTGGCGGAGTGTATGAGGTGGCAGCAGCTACAGAGGCAAAGGTATGTATTGTCGATGGGGTTATGCTAACAGAAGGTACTGCGGGATCATTGGCAGCAGGTGAATGGGATTGGAGTGGTAATAAGTTATACCTTAAAGATAATCCATCCGGTTCTGTAGTTGAAGCCGGGCAAAGAGACACAGGGTTTAATTTTGGCGCAGCTTCTATATACATTACATTCAATAATCTTGTTGGATACGGGTTTAATAACTCTCCAATCAAAACAAGTGCTACGCCAAGTAATGTAATAATTAATGACTATGAAGCGTATTATAGTCTTTATGGAATTGCGTTTGATGATTCTGCGATAGATGATAGTAATATGATAATACGACCTTATATTCATCATACTATAGATAAAGGGCTTAATTTTAGAGCCACGTCAAGAGTTGTTGTCACATATTCAAGAGTTGAAGCTAATTTAAAAGATGGGGTGTCTTTTTCAAGCACCACAAGACCTACTATAGTAGGGGGTATCTTTACCGACAATGTGAGAAATGGATTTAATATAGGCAACACCGGAACGCCTGGGCCGTTAATAGCAAATGTTATTACATATAATAACGGATCAAGAGGAGTGAGTTCATTCGGAGCCGGTGCATCTGAAATTAAAAACAGCTGTTTAAATGATACTTTGCTATGGGGCAGCACTACAAATACAGATAATATAACAAGTGATCCAGAGTTTAAAGATACTGAAGGGCGCATTGAAGATGGTTCACCTTGTGTAAATAATGGAATATTCATAGCTGGTATTAACGATGGTACAAGTGACGATTTCAAAGACCCATTTGGAAATTTACCAGTCACGCTACCTAATTCTGGCATAGATGAGGGAGCAACAATATAATGAAAAAATTACTAATAGGAATGCTTTTAATTGGCAGTTTGTTTTTAAATTCAAGTTGTGTTGTTAAATATTTTGGCGCAAGTTATGAAACAGGTAATTATATGGTAATGAAAATTAAGAAAAATACAAATAAAAATAGTTTTAAATTAATTGTTACATCTCAAGATCCAAAAGAGTTTGAAAAAATGACAAAGAATATAGTTGAATTATTTACTGAATGGAATAATGACAAAGGGATTAAATAAATGCAATTTACTCAAGATGACAGGGACTTATTATTAAAGCATGATGTAAAAATTGGAACTTTATGTGGTCAAATAACAGATTTAAGACAAGATGTAAAAGATGGTTTTAAGGATTTAGGAGATAAATTAGAAAACAATTCTAAAGATTTAAATGCAGAAATGAAGAGTTTTATGCCTAAAAAACTCTTATTATGGATATTAACTTTTATAATTCTTGGAACAATTAGTTTAACTACATATACAGGAGCACTTTCAAATAAGGTTATTTTAAATACTCATAAAATAAATTATATGATTGACAATAATAATATAATTCAAAAAGCAGATAAACAATAATGTTTTGGGATGTGAGAAAAATGAAAAGTTTAAGTGTTACTGCATATGGTATTGCCCATAGATTTAAAGATACAAAAGAAGTAAAAGGATCTATTGATAATCATCAAATTATGGCAATGTTGAAACTTGATAATAAATGGCCACAGAATGATGAGACTCCATGGTGTAGTGCTTTTGTAAATTACATTGCATTTATATTGAATTTACAGAGATCAAAAGATTTAAGAGCAAGATCGTGGATGAAAATAGGAACAAAGATAAATTTAGAAGATGCTTTTCGTGGATTTGATATTGTTGTTTTAAAAAGAGGCAAAGGCAAACAGCCTGGGCCAGAAGTTATAAATGCACCTGGACATGTTGGATTTTATCACAGTCATGATGATCACAATATATATTTGCTTGGCGGAAATCAAAAAGATAGTGTTAATATTTCCGCTTATAATATTGATAGAATTTTAGCTATAAGAAGTTTAATATAAGGATACAAGATGGGAAAATGGATAGATAAAATCTTTAATATAAAAAGAGAAGAAAAGGATATCAAAACATTTAGTGTCAGAGCATCAAGTGGTTCAGGCAATATATGGAGCAAAAGAGATTATGAAAATTTTGCTAAAGAATCATATTTAAAAAATGTTATTGCTTTCAGATCAATAGATGAAATTGGAAAAAGTGTTGCTCAGGTTCCATGGTCTCATTATAGAACCTTATCTGATGGCAATAGAGAACAAATAAACGATAGTGCAATGGCTGAATTATTTAAAAGACCAAATCCAGAAGAAGGATGGGCTTTTTTAATGTTAAAGACAGCATGCTATCTTGCTATGTCTGGGAATGGATTCTTTGAAAGAGTTAAACCAGATACAGGTCCAAATAAAGAAGATATAAAAGAATTATATAGTTTAAGGCCAGATAGATTTACATTTAAATTAGATATGGAATCAGGTCGAATAAGAAAATATGTATATAGAAACAATGGAAGAAAAGTATCCTGGGAAGTTGATTTTATAACAGGCCAAGCAGATATTTTGCATCTTAAAAATTTTAATCCAGTTGATGATTGGTGGGGAGCTGCTGCAACTGAATCAGCAGGTAGAGAAATTGACACATCTAATTCTGCAACTGAATGGAATAAGAATATATTAGATAATGAGGGAAGGCCTGGAATGGTTTTCACATTGGTTGGTGCAGCAGGTGAAGATTCAGTTGATCAATTGGAAAGATTTTTAAGAGATAATCATTCTGGGGCTAAAGATGCTGGAAGAAATTTAATACTAACAGGTGAAACAGGAACCAAAGCTGAACCTTATGGTTTTTCTATGAAAGATCTTGATTTTGTAGAAGGTGGAAGAGAATTAGCAAGAAAGATAGCAACTGCATATGGCGTTCCACCAATGATACTTGGCATTCCAGGTGAAGCAACTTTTGCTAATTATGCAGAGGCTCGTTTAGCATTTTGGGAAAGCACTATATTTTATTATCTTAATTATTTGAAAACAGAATTAAATAATTGGATATTTGGAAAAGATAGTGATGAATTTATTGATTTTAATCTCGATGATGTTCCTGCATTAGCTATTAAAAGAGATATGTTGTGGAAAAGAGCACAAGATTCAGATTTTATAAAAAAAAAAAAAAAAAGGGAAATGGTTGGTGATGAAAAAGTAGGTCCAGAAGGAGATGTTATTCTTGTTAATGGCAGCATGGTAACATTAACAGATCTTGTAAATGGAATTGAAGATACAAAAAAAGAAGAAGAAAAAATAAAAAAAGAATTAGAAAAAGAAGGTTATTCTGAAGATGAAATAAATAGCATGATTGGATTAATGTAGTGAAACAAAATTTGAAGAAACAAAGGAATAATAAAATGGCAAAAAGAAAATCAATTAAATGTGATGAAAATATTACTGTAAATGTTTGTAATATTAAAAAAGGTGACATATTGATTTTAAATCTTAATGAAGTGTATTCTGGTTTTAATGATTATGAAAATATATTGTGTGAATCAGAAAATCTTTCAAAAAAACTTAAAAAAGAACTTGGTTATAAAGTTCCAATTGTAGTTTTAGCAGGAGATATGACGTTTAAAACAATGGCAAAGCAAGAACTATTAGATATAATAAATGATTAATATTACAAATAAAAAAGCCAGAAGAAGATGGCAGCAAGAATTCAATCGTCAAATGATTGTTCTTGAAAACATATTTGCAAAGGAAATTAGGCCTGTATTAAATAGAGCTTATATGAATTCTGCCAAGCTTGTTTCTCAAGGTGAATTAGACATTAATTCCACTGTTGATGCTCTTACACCAAGAATGATAAATAGAATTTTTAAGCACTATAGAAGAACGGCAACAGTATTTAGTAGAAAAGCATTTAAGATAATTGAAAGTTCAAAAAGTATGGATGTGCCTGATATAAAAACACCTAAAGATGAATTTTGGAGAGCAATGAATCTTTGGATGACTATGGAAGCTGGAGATCAAATATCAAAGATAAATACAACTACAAAAAACAATATCAATGCTGTTATTCAAAAAGGATTAAATGAATCTATTGGCAATATTGCAATTGCAAAAGCCTTACGCAAAAATGGATTTATTGTTAATAGAAGCAGGTCTTTAAAAATAGCAAAAACAGAAACTCATACTGCTGCTGTAAAAGCAGTTGATGAAAGTGTTAGAAGTACCAGAATTGAAATGGAAAAAGAATGGGTTAGTTCAAAAGATGATAGAACAAGAACATTTGGAAAAGGATCTCAATTTGAACATTTTCTTGCTTTTCCTAATGGCCCAGATGGAGAAAGAGTCTCACATAATGAAAAAAAAAAAAAAACAGGGCAGTCATTAAGGCTTCCTGGTGATCCAAATGGAAGTGCTGGCAATATTATACTTTGTCGCTGAGTGGTCATATATCATTCTGTCCGTCGGACAGAGCAATTAAAACCATATGTACCAGAAGCATAATATTAAAAAAAATAGAATAAAACTTTTATTATATAACAGAAATATAAAAAAAATCAACAAAAATTAAAAATAAATTTGATACAACACTAAAAATATTATATAATTAAATATAAAAATAAGTTTATCTTTGGTCTGATCAACTAAAAGATAGCAAAGAATATAAAAAAGGATGCCAGTGTGGGCACACTCCCATGTAGCATCCTTTTTTCTTTGCATAACCGATATAGGAGAATTAAACACATGGGCAAAGAGTTTAAAGATTTTTCTTTTACAATAAAAGCAGAAGATATTAAAGAAGATGGAACATTTTCGGGATATGGCTCTTTATCTGATAAGAACAAAGATTCATATGGTGATATTATTGCTCCTGGTGCTTTTAGAGAAACACTTTTAAAAGGTGGAAGAAATAGAACTGGTATTCCAATGTTGTGGCAACATAGAAGTGATAAAATTCCTGGTGTTTGGATAAGCCTTGAAGAAGATAAAATTGGATTGAAAGTTAAAGGCCAGCTTGCATTAAAGACAAGCCTTGGAAATGATACTTATGAAATTATGAAATTAAGTGCCAAACTTGGTACATTTCAAATGGGAATGAGCATTGGTTATGATGCAAAAGAAGTTGAATATGATAAAGACAATAGAATAAGAACTATAAAAAGATTAGAGCTTTGGGAATTAAGTTTGGTGACATTTCCTGCAAAAATCGGAGCAGGAGTTGACACTGTTAAAAGTATAGAAGATGCAAATACAATAAGAGAAATTGAGGATGCCTTGAGGGAGTCAGGTCATACTAAATCAGAATCTCAACATATTGTACAAGCAATAAAACAATCTTTGAGGGATTCAGAGACAAAACAAATTGAAGCAAAAGCAAAATTAAAAGCCAAAGAAGAAAAGGAAAAAGAAAAAGAAGAAAAAGAAGAAAAAGAAAAAGAATCTTTGAGGGAGTCAGAGATTTTAAAGGAAGTTTTGGAAACAATTAAAGAAGTTAAAAAAAATAATACACCAGAAAAAAATATGTTTTCTGGGATTTTAAAAAATTAGAAAAGGAATTTGATATGCCTGACAAGAAAACAAATGAGAAAGTTGTTGAAGATGTAAAAGCTGAACTTAAAGCTTATGGCGCTGATACTAAAAAGAATTATGATGAGCTTAGAAGCAATTTGGAAGATTTTAAGAAAGAGCTTAATGAAAAAGAAACCAATAGTGATGTTTTAATAAAAGAAAAAATAGTTAAGCTTACTGAAGATATTACAACCAGGCAAGAAGATCTTGATACAAAAATTGCTGCTTCTGAAGCACAGGAAAAAGAAGTTAATAAAAGAATTGATGCTGTTGAAGTTGCTTTAAAAAGATCTCCTAAAGATGGTAAAACTCTTGAAGCATTAAATAAAGAAGAAAAAGAAGCAAGAGATTTTATGATTGACACAATGGTTGTTAATGATAAAACTGGCAAAGGTGCAAATTGGGAGCAAGTTAAAAACAGAGAAGTAGATATTGAAGCATATAAAGCTTACAAACCTGCCTTTGATGCATTTCTTCGCAAAAGAGATGAAAAATTTTTGGATGCTGATCAATTAAAAGCATTAAGCCTTGGTACAGATCCAGATGGTGGATATACTGTTACTCCTGTTATGAACAACAGAATTATAACAAGGCTTTATGAATTAGATCCTGTTCGTCAGCTTGTAAATGTAGAAAGAATTTCTACAGATGCAATGGAATGGATGGTTGATTATGATGAAGCTGCTGCTGGTTGGGAAGCAGAAACAGTTGCTGGCGATGAAACTGGTACTCCTAAATGGTTTAAAAAGAGAATTCCAGTTCATGTTCTTTATGCAAAACCAAGAGTTTCACAAACATTGCTTGAAGATTCTGGCATTAATGTTGAAAATTGGCTTGCAGATAAAATATCTAATAAGTTTAATAGAGTTGAATCAGCAGCATTTGTTTCTGGCAACGGTGTTGGAAAACCAAGAGGCTTTTTAACTTATGCTGATTATGCTACTACTGGAACTGATCAATATGGAAGAGTTGAACAAACTAATATGGGTGCAGCAGCTGCATTAACTGCTGATGGATTCATTAATGTAAAATATAGCCTTATCGAGCAATTTCTTGAAAGAGGAACTTGGTTAATGAATAGATTAACCGTTGCTGATGCTATGCAGTTAAAAGATGGTAATGGTAATTATATTTGGAAAGCTGGTCTCGCTGAAGATCGTCATGGCACTATCCTTGGCATGCCTTTAAGAATGAGCACTACAATGCCAGTAGTTGCAGCAGGCGCATTAAGTGTTGCAATAGCTGATTGGTCAGAAGCTTATACTATTGTTGACCGTCTTGGAATAACTGTACAGCGAGATCCTTATACAGTTAAACCAATGGTAGAATTTTATACAAGAAAAAGAGTTGGCGGCGACTTAGGTAATTTTCAAGCAATCAAAGTTGGTGTTATAGCTGCTTAATACAATTTAACAATTATTTAATATAGGAGTATATTATGGGTGGAGTAAGAGACGGTTTTAGTAATTTTAAATTTTTTGAAGCATTAGGAGTTCAATCTTTTGAAGGGACTACTGTAACTGGTGCAACTGTAGATAAACAAGGTTATGAAACATTAACATTTGTTGTTCATGCAGGTGAAATTTCTGGTGAAGCTTCAGCACAGAACAGTGTAACTTCATGTGGTTGGATCAGAATGCAGGATGGCGAATCTAATGCAGCTGGCACAGTTATTTGGGCTAATTGTGGATCAGCTGATATTCAGGTTGATCTTAGGCTTTCTGGTGCAACAGCAAATACAGAGAATTTTGTCAGTGGATCAATGGGCGTTTTAAATGCAAGCAATGCAGGCTCTGGACTTGATAATGGTACATTCTTTTGCCTTGGTGGAGTAAGTGCTGATAAAGATTCTTATTGGGAATCTAAAGCATATGCCGCTGGTTATATTGGCGATAAAAGATGGGTTAGGCTTGTAATGTCTGTTTCAGATGTAGGTGATACTTCTGCTGTTGGTGTTGCTGCAATTGCTATTCTTGGAAAAGAAGCAAATTGGCCTGTAAATACTGTTAGAAAAACATCTTAATAGTATTTAGTTATTAAAAAAAATCAGGGATATTTATTTATCCCTGATAAATAAGGAGTATGTATGGCTGAAATAGATGGTAGCTATCTTCCAAAGGTTGGTATAGAGCGCGATGGAGATAGATTATACATAAAAGAAGATGGGGAATTTAAATTCTTTGATCTTGATGTAACTGGCACAGAATTAAGGAGCTTTTTTAGAGCAAAAAGCACATTTAATACTTGGTCTTTGACATCAATGGCATCTTTATCTACTGGGACATTGGCTCTGGTTCCTGCATACGGATACCATGTTATAAAAGATATAACTGCAACTGAATCGGCATTTATGAGTTTAAGTACTGGCCGTCCTGGCGATGAAATATTTTTATTAACTGAAGGCAATGGTTCCAATGGC